CCAGTAACCAGCGTTATTAATCCTCAAATGACTGCACCTAATGCAGGATTGCCCGGACCTACTCCAGGAGTAAGATATCTTATTGTTGAGGATATTGGTTCTGAAGGTGATACCACTGTAGCTTGGGGAAGTCTGGTAGCATACGCTAATGACATCATTCAATATAATGCTAACGCTGGCGAATGGCAAGTTTCATTTGATAGTATCAATGCTAATAACGTAGAATTCGTAACCAATCTCACTACGAATGTGCAGTATAGATATGTCCCTTCAGAAGGTATGTGGATGAAATCTTACGAGGGCTGGTATGAACAGGGTGATTATAGTATAGTCTTATGACCCATCAAGCTGCCGGCGTTTTCTTTTACAGTAAATCTACTCAACGTTATCTTTATTTACTAAGAACTGACTCAAGAAGTCCTACATGGAGTATACCAGGTGGGGGCATTGAACAGGATGAAACGTTGTTTGAGGGTATTTCGAGGGAATGTGATGAAGAAATGTCATTCGACATTACGGAACTTAAATTGATTCCTATTCAAAAGTTTGTAAACAACAACTTTGTATATCACACATTTTTCTGTGAAGTTGAAGAAGAATTCATTCCTACATTGAATGATGAGCATGTAGGCTATGCGTGGGTAACAGAAGGGCAATATCCGAAGCCTTTACACCCCGGATTATTTTCTACTGTGAATATTGATATTGTGCTTGAAAAGTTGAATAGTCTTACTTAATTACATACCAAGTAATTTTGACATCACAGGCCAACCTAATGCACCTGCTAATACGCCAGCTCCCATAAGCATCCAGCGCCATTTCTCAAAAGAAGCAATTTTTTTATTTACTTCGTCGTGTTGTGTTTTGTTTTCGGTTTGAAACTCTTTAATCAATTTATGAGTCTCTACCATATGATTATCAATATGTGATTCTAAGTCCTTCAGGCCAGTTTTGATATCATCACATTTTTCGTTTAGATATCCATACTGAACCTGAAGGACTGCGATTTCTGTCTCAGTCTCTTTAAGCTTTTGAACTGTTGAAGTCTGAGCCATCTTTTATTCCTTATGCGTTGCCGATTTGTACAATTGGGTAAGGCTGTGCTGGATTTGCATTTGCAGCAGCGGCAGCATTGAATGTTGAGAATGCTGGGTTAGCGTTCTGCAATACGATGTTACCTGTTGCAACTGGACCAGATGTAGCTGTGAACAATTCAGCAGTGTGATCGCTCAAGCTCTGAACCTTAACAGTTGAGCTATTTGCATACGTTGCAGTAATAGTCATTGTGTTTGGAAGCATCGCAGTATTTGCAACGTTTGCAGTGAATGCCTGACCAACTAGACCTGATGTACCGCCTTTAACAAGATACTTCTGCTTGCCTTTTTGACGAACAATGTAGCCTGCTTCTGGTGTTGCATAGATGAACGATGCATTAGCGATATTAGCAGTTGCATTAGCTGCAAGCAACGTAGTATCCTGAAGTGCATATGATTCAGCATCTTCGTTAGTTAATCCAACATTAGCACCGCCTGGAGTAGTTGATACACTGAAGGCAGCAGCATTAGCAATAGTCTTAACGAAGTATGTAGTACCAGCAGTCAGACCACCGATATCAGCAGTCAATGTTACTGGAAGATTAGCAAACAATGTTTGTGCATTTCCTACAGTAGTCAAGAAGTTACCAGTTGCAGTTGCATTTGAAATTTCAATGTTAGCTGTTCCAGAAGCAGTATCAATATAACCTAATGTTATTGGAGTACCGTTTGACGCAACGTATTGAATTACTGAATCAGCAGCAATATTTGCCAAATCAGTTCCTAAGCCGCCGACTACGTTACTTGCATCAGATGCATATAGTGTGCCGACGCCTGTTTGACCAAGTGCAACATTGCAAAGAACTTGCTTACCATAGATTGCAGTGTTACCACCAACTACTGAGTAAGTATTTGCGTTTGTTGCTGGCCATTGAGGACCAGTTGGATTGTTGAAGTATGCATCAACAGGAGCAACTGTAGTTGCAATAGTTTGACCTGAAGTAGATGACAAGTCAACCTTAGCTGAAGTTGGGTTAGCATTTAGTGGAGTAGCAGAAACAGTAAAGGTACTGTTTGCACCAGCATTTACTACTTGAAGAATCCAGTAGAGTGTGCCAGCAGTCAATCCACCGACGTTAGATGCAGTTACGAATGGCATACCAGCAATGATGCCGAGATTAGTGAAGTTTGCTGAAGTTGTTACAATATCTGTTGCAGCAGCGGTTGCAGTAATAGTAATAACTGCCTGCGCCTTTGCGATTTTTAGTGGTCTACCCATTTGTTTTCTCCTATGAAAAGCGAGTTCTAGTCGCTACGCAGTGGGTACTGCATAAGTTCTCCTCATTGAGAACGTTACAATGTATTTAGCTATATTGCGAAAAACTATGGGATAGGATTAGTATTTTAGTACTACAATACCGGAGCCGCCATCGCCGCCCTTAGCAGAATCAGCAGAATTTGATTTACCACCTTGACCACCGTTGCCTCTATTAGCAGTTCCGTTAGCACCATCAGTTGTAGGAGCACCGGCACCACCACCTGCACCACCTACGCCATATGTAACACTAGAGCCAGTGATACTTGAAGCCAATCCAGCGCCTCCAGTACCAGGTGTTGCGCCTGTATTTGCTGTTCCTGCGGCAGTGGTGCCGCCGCCACCTTTACCACCATTACCGCCACCAGAACCGCTACCACCGGTTGGTGCTGTAGTCGTGCTTACCTGTGCTGCTCCCGGTGTGCCACCTGTTCTCGATCCTAACCCCTGACCACCACCTAGTGCGATGACAGTTGAGAATACAGAAGCATTGCCCGGTAAGCCTGGATTATTGGTTCTTGTATCTGCGCCGCCTGCGCCGCCTGCGCCAACCGTAACAGTATAAGTTTGTCCAGGAGTCACTGATAATCTATCAGTTAGAACCATACCGGCTCCGCCGCCTCCGCCGCCAGCATTATCGTATCCGTTGCCAGCGCCACCACCACCACCTACGATAAGGTACTCAACTGAATATACGCCGGCTGGAGCAGTCCAAGTAGTAGTTCCTACGCTAGTGAATGAAGTAACTGTTGTGGTTGTAGAATACCAAGGTCTTCCCAATAGAAGACCATTTGGATGCGGGTTGGGAGTAGAAACGTTACCTATATACTGAGAGGGTAATTCAGTGATATCATATTCATCTTGAGGATTACCGGCTGCTGTTCTATCTAGTGCCGCCAAATTCAATTTAGCAAGTTGTCTATCCTGTAGCGTAGTCAATCCTGAAATGATATTACCCGTGCCTAATACGGAACCGTCGATAATATCATAACTAGCAAGAGTATCAGCATCATCTAGTACTTCTTCATTGAAGTTTACATTGTACCAGCTTGAGTCGGTGCCGGTCGCTAAATCGATAGCAGCTTTTAGGTCAGCAACAGTATCACCATCGTCGATGGTATATTCATCGAACTGTGCAGCATTCAACAAACTTTGAACAGTAATCGTGATAGATGCCATTATAAACGTCCTACCGCTACTTCAATTACCCCTTCATATCCGTCAAAATCTTCTAATGCTTTACCGATGACTGTGCCCATTGCAGGGAATTGATTTGGTCTTGCGAATCCATTGCCACCTGAAATGAGCATGTCGCCTTTACTAATCTTGCCACGAACTTTACATGGTACACGACCTTGAAGTGCAACTGCGGTCAATAGACCAGGGCATGTAGCGTTCATAACGTATGCTGGGTTAGTAGATACTACACCTGCAACTCTGCTGGTACCATCATCAGCAAGAGTAACTTCTTTATCTCCGCCAAACATCAACACAGTGCCGGGTAGGTATTTTACATCGGCTTCATAGTATTCTGCAAGGTCAGCGTAAGTAGCAGTAAGGCGTGAACCGGAAGTTAGTGTCCAGTTGCCGGTTATGTTACCTGCTGTAGTGTTTGCTCCGGTGCTTAATGTAGTTAATGCACCTAAGGTAGTAATATTATTTTGTGTTGCACCCATCACAGTCGTTGCTTGTGATACTGTACCTGAAACGTTAGCTCCTGCTACTGCGTTAGCAGTTGTTGCGAATGCTACTGCACCAGTGACATTTGCGCCTGCAATGTTAGCAAGATTTGCACCGTCGCCTGCATATAATGTAGCAGTTAATGTACCTGTAGTCTTGTCATACACAAGACCTGAACTACCTGCTAATGCACCTGCATCGTTAAATTGAACTTGAGTGTTAACGCCACCAGGAGTAGAGTTTCCAACACTAACACTATTAATGTTTGTACCGCCACCTGTAACAGCAGCATATCCAGGAACTGCGGAAGTGAAAGTCATTGTCAACGCATTAGCATTGGTATAGTTAATTGTTGGGTAATCGTAGCGACCAGTGTACGAGTTGCCATTAGCATCAATTGCTTCTACTGTTACATATTGTCTGTTAAGATTGTGAACAACTGTCCAAACTGTATTCGCAGAACCTTGAGTATGTAAATAGTATCCGCCGGTTGGATCTGTCCAACTTAGATTTCCTGCTCCGTCAGTTTTTAATATTTGATTCGCATTACCACCACTAATATATACGTTGCCTACAGCATTAAGATTGCTTAAGCCTGTTATATTCAAAGTTGTTACATTTGCTGTAGAAACACCTAACGTACCTGAATTAGCATATACGTTACCAGCAGTTACATTCCCTGTAGTACTAATTGTATTTGCGCCAGCGGCGATAGTACCGATGATATTACCGCCGGTGATGTTTCCTGTTGTTGTGACTGGATTTGAGCCACCGACAACTGTACCGATAATATTTCCGGCTGTAATATTTCCAGTGAATACACCGTTGACAGCACCGATATTACCGACATTTGCATTACCGGTAACTGCAAGTGCGCCAGCAGTGGTTAAGTTACCGCCAGTGACATTTCCTGTCGCGGCTACTACCCCACCGGTAGTTAAGTTGCCGCCTGATACGTTACCAGTTGCAGTAATAAGTCCTGCTGTTCCCAAATTACCTACATTAGCGTTGCCAGTGATATTTGCTGTACCAGCAATGTTAGCACCAGTTGAAGTGAAGACTGCTCTAGCAGTAGCATTACCTGCTACGAAAACAGAAACGTTAGCATTAGCAGTAAGAGTAACGTTTGAGTTACCGTTTTGTAGTAATCCACTATTAATAGTAGTGATGTTACCAGTTGTAATAATAGCTGTAGCAGTACCTAAGTTACCTACGTTAGCATTACCAGTTGCGTTTAGTGTGCCAGTAATGTTGGCGCCAGTTCCAGTGACGACCAGTATGTTCGCATTACCGACAGCACTAATAGTAACATTCCCGTTTGCAGCAGGAATATTGACATTTGAATTGCCGTTTACTACTGACCCAGACGTAGCAACATTAAGATTAGCTACTTGGGTAATTGATGTCACTTGTAACGGCGGAGTTCCGTTAGCTACATTTGATAAAAATCTTGAAGCAGTTGCTACGCCGGTTGCATTTAGATTACCAACATTAGCATTACCATTTAAATTTAGTAATTTTGTAGAATTGTTATAGGTAAAATCTGCATTACCCTGCAAGAGATTAGTATCATTAAATTGTACTTGAGTATTAGTTCCGGCTGCTGCGAGTGAAGATATTCCTCCCGAAACTATTGATATGGCGCGGCCACCGGGTACATATACTCTTGCTCCAGATGGACTTGCTTCTGTTCCAGGATCAAATGTGTTGCCGCCAGCAGTTGTTGAAATAGTGATTGCGGTACCTGAAGGTTTTGTCTTAACGAAATATGTTTCGCCAATAACAATAGTGCTATTACCTAAGTCACCGGCAAATACAATAGGATCATTCACTGTGAACGGTGCCGAGTTGGCAACAGTGATTTGGTCTGTTAGAGTATCGGTTGCTGAGACTGTAGTATAGGGGAAAGTACCATAGCCAGTTGAATCAACCGGAGTAGTTAAAGCAGAGTCCGTGTATAGTGCAAATGTGTTTGAAGTGAGGACATCTATGTAGTATTCGTTACCATTAAGCTCTGTCATTCCGGTAACATTTGTTACGGTGATTAATGCACCTTGAGTGAAGAAGTTATCCTGAGTAGTAGTTACTTCTGCTGGATCAGCTTTGGTGACGTTTTCAAAAAATGCAGTAATAGTGGATTTAGGGGTCCAAGATAGATTACCTAAGCCATCAGTTTCAAGAACATATCCGATTGCGCCGCCGTCAATCTTAACATTAGAAACGTCGCCTAATGTTATTAATCCACCTGCATTGCCGCCCTTATTGACCCACTCACTGCCGTCATAGGCTAATACTTGTCCGTCAGCAATATCAATATTGCTGATATTTAAGTTGCCGACGGAACCGTTAATTTGACTAAAATTAATCTGCGAATATGAAGTAAGAACCTCAATATTCTCGTTAGGGGTAGATTTACCAATGAAAAGTCGTTTGGTATCAGTTGCCCAACCAAACTCTGCATCGTCCAGTTGCGGTAAGTCTACTAAATTACCCGAACGTTGTTGAATTTTAGAAATCTGTAAAATTGCCATAAGTGTAATCTTTGTCCGTTAATTACACTTATTTATCTTTACAGGATTAAATGAACTTGGTGTAGTATTCCTCTACTCGTTTCCACCAACGGTCTGACCATTCATCAAATTCGTTGCCTTCTACGATGAACTCTTGATATTGATTGTCCGCACTACACATGAGAATCACTCCTTTGCGTATCTTAGTTCCATATATTTCGTTATGTGCGTTAGCGTATGCTGTTAATTGAAGGAAATAGTCTTCAATCCATTCTCGCTTCTTAGGCTTGTTTGTTTGCTTGAAGTCAAGAATAGCTTCGTCGCTATTATGCAGTCCAACTAAGTCTGTGGTCCCAGCATAAACTTTAGGAAAATATAGAGATACTTCCGTGCCCCAGAACTCGGGGCAGTTGGATAAACCTTGAGATATGATTGTATGCGCCATCTGATGTGATTGCTTGCTATACGGATTGCTTCCGGGCTCACCTGTTTCTCCATTCAGAACATAGTTCTCAAGATACTTATGCATTCTAGTGCCTCTTCCGGCAGCTTCTGCGGTGATTTCTTTAGCCTTTGCTTCTCCAACTCTGCGGCGCCATTCAATCAATGCTTTCTTTGCTTCAATTGGTTTGGTTGCGTCTAGAATTGTAGTGACGCTTGGAAGCTTTTCGCCATCTGGGGCAACATACTTACGACCTTCTGTAGTCGTTTCACGTTTCATTTCTTTATAGGGGAATTTGTTAATTAATGCCATATATCATAATAGCACATTGTTGCAGAAAAGCAACTGTTATGGTTAAATTTTCATTGCTCTTTTAGCCATTTGCTGAACAGTCTTGTCGCTGTCGCCGCCCTCTGGCTTGTCAGCAGTGTCTTCTTGATGTCCTTTAAAGACAACCTTATCACCCTGAATATTAGTAATAATACCTTTTAAGGGAGGAACTCGTACCATGTTGTACAGGTCATTAACGTCTAAGATAACGTCATATTGTTGAAAATAATCTAAAAGCTGGTCAACTGTATAGTTGTCAGCGTCTACTTCGCCGGAGTCAACATCTTGCTGGAGTTGATTGGTTAGTGCGACGATCTGGCTGACCATCGCACTATCCTGATCTCTATCAAACTCACGCAATAACATTATATGTTATCGCTTTGCTCGGCCTGCACCGCCGGTTGGGAGTTCTTCCTCATCACCGAAATCCGGAAGAGGGGGAAGTTCTGCGCCTGGTTCTTCTGCTGGCATTTCAGCATCAATATCGACATTGAGGTCTACTTCTTCATCTCCTGCTGGCATTTCATCTCCGGCTGGCATTTCTGCACTTGGATCGAAGCCTGCGCCAGCTTGTCCTGTTAGACCGCCTAGAGCGCCTCTGAGACCAGTCTGTGCTGCTTGTAGTGCAGTGTTTAATGTATTGAGCGCCTCAGTAGCAGCAGTGTTGAATGCGTCACTTTCATTAACTCCGATTTCACTCTGAATTGAATCCACGAGTGCTGGAAGTTCTTTGACAAGCATATCATTAACATCTTCATACATTTTTTGCACAGAATCAATCATGTCCTGAGCAGCAAGAATTACCTGCGACTTGTCTACTTCTTCGTTTTCAAAAACGATGCGAGGAGTCTTAGCAACCTTAAGATGAGCAGACAGTGCTTGTTCCATGAACAACATCTTCATATAGGTCGGGTTAGTTTCCGAACGATGCTGCTTAGGCGATTGTCTAGTTTCAGCGATAAGCCCCTTGACTTTCTTTAACATTGTTAAAGTTTTTGGTCTGTCTAGACCTGAAATGTCAAAGTCAACTGCAAAGCTTTCTTTAAGAGCCTTTGCTGCAACATTATTTTTATCTAAATCAGTGAGTTTCATAGGTTATTCTTCCATA